TGTCGCGACGCGCCGGGCCCGTGCGGACGAAGACGCCCAGCCCGTTGCCGCCGCCGACGTTGCCGGCACGCAGCGGCACGAGGAAGGCGCCGCGCATCTTCTTGCGCCCGCCGCTTTTCTTCACGCCTACGGACACACCGGCCTGCTTGCGCCCTGCGGGAATGCCACGCAATGCGTCGCCACCCGCTTCGGCTGCGACGCGGGTGAGCTGCGCCGCGCCGTAGGTCGCAAGCCGCGTCGGGCGCTGGCGGGCGCGGATCACCGCCGACGGCTTCTCTCGGTTCGCGCGCTGCAGCGTCATGCGCTCGCGCACGTAGCTCGCCGACAGGCGCACCTGGCTGGTGATCGCGCGCCGGGCGCGCGTCATCGTCTTCGCCGCGACCTGGTTGATCGCCCGGTACTGCGCGGTGGCGATGGTCTTGCCTGCGTCGTCGAGATTGCGGGCGATGTGCCGCATCTCGCGCAGGCTGCTTTCAGCTATCTCGATCTTCATGACGACGCCTTGCGGACGACGAATTCCAGCGTGTGGCCGTCGCCGCGCAGCAGCGCATCGAGCACCCAGGCGGTGGTGCCGAGGGTGATCGGGTCGCCGACCTTGGCGCCGGTCGCGGCCATCAGCGTGACGGTGGTGACGAGCTGGGAGACCTGGCCGTACTCGCCGACGATGTGGACGCCGTCGGCCAACACGGCGAGGACCGGTTCGCCGTCGCGCAACACCGCCGCCTCGCCGAAGTGGGCGAAGAGGCGGTGGCCGGCGCGGGTGAAGGCGCTGGAGGCGAGGCTCATCGCGCCGCCTGCCTATCAGGCCTTCGTCAGCCTGATGACGGCGCGCGGGCGGGTGCAGAGGTTCAGCGGGTTGCTCTGCACTTCCATCTTGATGCCGCGATCGCCTTCGGTCGGCCATTGCTTGGCATAGACGCGCTGGCCGAGCGTGCCGGCGGTTTCCATGTAGTCCGCCGGCGCGAACGAGGTGATGAAGAGCTCCATGACGCCTTCGGGCACGGCATACGCGTCATCGTCGCCGACCTTGACGCTGCTGGTGCCACGGTAGCGCTCCCAGATCACGCCACCGAACTCGAATTCCATGCGCGGATCGCCCCGCACGGCGCCGGCCTGCTGGCTGGCGAGGTAGGTCTCCTTGACGACCGGATGCTCGATGAACTCGGACCAGAAGTTCTTGCCGCACAGCACGCGCACGCCGGAGAAGCTGAGGCCGCCGAGCGCGTCCTCGATCTTCTCGAGCATTTCCATGACCTTCTGGCGCACCTTGGTGGTGGCCGTGGTCAGCGCGAAGGCGACGCTCTGCTGCGAGACGCCGAACTCGGTGAAGAGGCTCACCGAGTTGCCGGCAGCGTCGTAGTACGTGCCCATGATCGCGGCGAGGCGGTGCGCTTCGAGCGTGTATTCGACGGAGTTGCGCATCGGCATGAGGCGCTGCGCGACGACTTTGGCGAGCGTTTCGAGTTCGCTTTCGGTGCCGAACGAACGCACGCCGATGATCTCGTCGGCGACCAGCAGATCGTCCTTCTTGATCTGCGGCACCTTGAAGCTGCGGACCGTGCGCGTGCCGTGCGTCATCGGGCTGGCAGGCGCGCCACGCTGCGAGACGGGCACCAGCGCGAGCACGCCGTCGGCCTGCTCGACGAACGCGGACAGCGTCGCAATCGGCTTTTCGGCGAACAGGCCGGCGGCGCCGATGCGGCCGGGCTGGTACGGGATGGCCTGGACGGCTGCGGTGAGGGACGAGAGGCTGAAGGCGTCGTCCTCGAACATGTTGAGACTGGGCATTGCTGGGCTCCTTATCGAACGATGACGCCGGCAGCAGCCAGGTCGGTGATGCCGGCGGCGTCGATGCCGGTGAGTTGAACTTCGGCGACTTCGGCGTCGCGCACGATGACGACGGCGGGCATGTCGGCGGCGGTGGCGTCGACGGCGGCGTACAGCACGCCGGCGGCGGTGCCGAGGCCAGTGGTGGTGTCGAGGTCGTCGTAGGCGTCGTACTTGCCGGAGGCGGTGATCTTGCCGAGCACGGTGCCGGCGGCCAGCGCACCGGCGCCGGAGACGATGGTGACCTCTTCGCGGCTGCGGGTGCCGGAGGCCTCCGAGATGAGGAATTCGCCCGTTCGCCGGGCTTCGGTGTAGGTTGCCATTTCGCGTTACTCCTTGGTCTGGCGGGTGGGAAAGATCTTGTTCCACACGGCGGCGCCGGTCGGCGCGGCCGGGTTCCCGGTGTTGCCGGGGATGTGATTGCTGGTGTGCGTGGCCTCGTCGGCTTCGGCGAGCGCGTCGCAGACCTGCTTGCGCGCTTCGGCGATCGACGCGCGGGCGCGAATCAGGCCGGCAGCGAGCGCGGGCTGCTTGGCGAGCGCGCACAGGTCGCGGATCTCGCGGGCCTGGGCGATGGCCGCGCGCGCCTGGTCGGCGGTGGCGATCTGGTCATCGAGCAGCCAGGCGGCGACGTGCTCGCCGAGGCCGTGGGCGACGGCGATGGCGTTGATCTGCGTCGCGAGGGTGTCGGCGGGCGCAGGCTCGCCGAGTTGATCGGATGCGTCGTTCCCGGTGTCGGCCGCGGGATCGCCAGATACGGGATCACCTCCTTTGTCTGCGCTGGATTCGATCTGCTGGATTTTCGCGAGCACCGCGGCGGGGATGCCGAGCGCGCAGGCGAACGCCTGGGCAGCGGCGGTCTTCTTGCCGACGGGCTCGACGGTGTCGCAGAAGCCGTGCTCGTGCGCTTCGGCTGCCGTCATGTAGGTGTCTTCGTCGAGCAGCGCCTTGATATCGTCGGCGCTCTTGCCGGTGCGGGCGACGTAGGTTTCGAGCAGCGCGGCCTCGAACGCTTCGAGGTCGTCGGCCGCTTTGCGCAAGTCCTTGGCGGTGCCCGCAGCGTAGTTCCACGGGTTGTGGATCATCATCACGGTGTTGGCCGGCATGATGATTTCGTCGCCGGCCATGGCGATGATCGAGCCCGAGGACATTGCGACGCCGTCGACGCGGACGGTGACGCGGGCCGGGTGGGCGCGCAGGAAGTTGAAGATGGCGAGCGCATGATCGACTTCGCCGCCGCGGCTGTTGATGCGGACGGTGAGTTCCTTGACGTCGCCGAGCGCTTCGACCTGGGCGATGAAGTCGCGGTCATTGACGCCCCATTCGCCGATGTAGCCGCGGATGGCGACTTCGGCGGGGGCGTTCTCAGCCGCGGCGGTGATGGTGAACCAGCTGCTCGGCATGGTCAGGATCCTTGATTACGGTTTTGTGGATGATGCGGACGGCGGGCGCGCGGCGCCTGTGGGCAAATTTCGGCGGGTGGTGCGGGTCACTTCGCGAGCCCGTCCGTGCAGTCCTGGTGCCACGCGGCACAGTCCAGGCCCCACTTCACGATCGACGCTTCCCAGTGCTCACGAGGCGCCGTCGCCGGGGGTGGCTGCGGGCACGGGATCCGGCACTCGAGCGGCGCCGGCTTGCGAATCGGCGCCATAGGTGCGGTAAAGGGTTTCGATGCGCAGCCGCTGAGCAGGACGCCACTCGCAGTCAGCAGGGCCAGGGTCAGCGACGGTTTCATGGATCACTTCCTGAGCAGCAGCAGCTTTGCGGCTTCGCGCCGAGGCCGCCGAAACGGCGCGTTTGCGTTCAGCCTCAGCTGCTCGATTTGTAGCTTCAACAGCGGCGTTCTGATTCGAGGCATAGGCGTTTGCGACAACCAGCTCGCGTTGCGCGCAGCGCCCGTCAGCCATCCCGTCGCCCAGCCAGAACCCCAGGCCACCGCCCAGCAACAGGGCGACCGCGCCCACAATGACCAGTAGTTGCACATTGATTCCTCCTATTGAGCTGCCAAGCATTTCTCGCGGGCGTCGAGTCGCCTGTCCCAGAGCCCCGGGCAGATACGGTTGCCAGGCGTCGAGCAGTCGAACCCCTTGTGGTATTTCCAGCGCGGAAACTCGTTACAGGCGCCGGCGTAGTCCAGAGCGTTGAGCTTCTTTACGAGGCGCGACGAGCAGAAGTTGGCCGAGCCGACGTTGTAGGAAAAGTCGACGTAGAGGTCGTACTCGGCTTGCGATAGCGGCACGGTGACGCACTTTTTCAGCGCGCCTTCGAAGCGCCGAACGTCGGTGAGCACGCGGGCGAGCGCCTTGGGCGGCGTCGTGCGATCCGCCATCTGCACACCGGCAGTCGAGCCGAATCCGATCGTCGGCACATCGAGCGGCGTCGGGCGGATCGCGGTTTCGCTGTAGCCTTCGCGCAGCACGAGCGAGACGAGCCCGGCGGCCGACATGGCCAGAGACACGACGGCGATGCGCTTAATCGTCACGATCGTCCTCGAGTTTGGCCTTCGCGCGGGCGATCTTGAGGTGTTCGCGCTTGTACCACCAGGTGATGCCGGCATTCGTGATGAACGCGAGGGCCGCGATCGCCAGGCCGCCGAGCGCGGCGAATTCGTTGGCCGTCATGCCCAGCACGACGGTCCCTCCGGCGGCGGTATAGGTGACGGCGGTAGATATCTTGTCGGCCATCAGGCGCCTCCCTGTGGTGAGGTGAGGCCGAGGGCGGTTTCGCGCGCATCGTCCTCGGCGCGCTCGGCATCGACTTCGGCCGGGTCGTCGCCTCGCTCGGTGATGATCTGGGAGCGCGATTTGAAGCCGGCTTCCTTCTCCATCTTCTTTGCCTGCACGTCCTGCGTCGGATGGATGTAGGCCCAGCCGTGCGGCGCCCAGGTGACGTTGCGGGCTTCGCGCGCCTCGCTCGGGGTGAGCACGCCGGCGAATCCTGCCGCTTCGGCCCACGCGTCGCGGATCGGGGCGCAGAACATCGGGATGAGGATCTGCCACTGGCGCTGTTCGCAGTGGCGGCGGAATTCGTTGATGACGACGCGCAGCGTGCGATCCGACACGTCGCGGATGTCGCCGGTGAGGAGTTCGTAGGGCGTGCCCTGCCCGGCTGAGACGCCAAGGTGCTGCTGGCGCATGAACTCGGCGTAGTTGGCGCCGGCGTCGGGCGGGTCGCTGAATTTCGGCTCCTCGCCGGGGGCGAGCTCCATGCTGATGCCGGGCTCGAGCGCGGCGAGGGGCGCGCCGCCGTGGTCGTACTGGACGGGGGTGCCGGCGACCGGATCGTAGGCCGCGTCGGTGCCGCCGCTGGGGGGGCGGGTGATCAGCAGCGTGAAGAGGTTCGCCAACTTCTGGCGTTCGAGCACTGCGTCGTCGAAGTCCATGACGCCGCGCAGCTTGGCGAGGACCGGCGCGAACTCGGAGACCCCGCGCAGCTGCCCGGGGCGCAGCGGCTCGAAGAGGTGGCGGACGCTGGCGGCGTCGACACGGGTGAGGTCGGTGAGGCTGACCGAGCCGGAGACGGTGTCGCCGGGGTGCTCCTTGTGCATCCAGTACGCGACGCGCCGGCCGATGCGGCTGAACTCGATGCCGGAGCGGATGCGGTTGCCGTTCGGCAGGTCCTGGTCGAGCAACGGGACCATGTCGGATTCGAGGAGCTGGATCTGCAGCGGGACCGGCAGGCCGTCCTCGAGCCGGCGCGGGCGCAGGCGGATGAAGACTTCGCCGGACACGACCCAGCTGCGGGTGGCGAGCGTCTGCAGGCCGTAGAAATCGAGGATGCCGTCGGCGTCGGCGAGCTTGGCCCAGTCGTCCCACAGCGCGACGAGGCGGGCCTTGAGCGCGGCATCCTTGGTGCGCGGGCGCGGGAGGATGCCGACGCCGACGAGGTTGGTCGTCCAGACACGTGCGCCGGAGGCGCCGGCCCATTCGTTGCGGCTGGCGTCGCGGCTGCGGTTGCGGATCGTCGGCAGGCCGATGATGGCGCGGTTCGGCCCGGTGCTCGGCGCAGACCAGCCGCGCATGCGCCGGCCGTGGCCGGCGGCGTCGTAGCGGGCCTGAACAGTGAATCCGGCTCCCTGCCCTGCGGTGGCCGGCACGCTGCCGCGGCTGCCTTTGCTCTTGCGCTTGGCCATCAGTCGAAGCCCCGGCCGGCGTGGTAGAGCTTCGTGATGCGCGGGCGGGTGCATCCGGATTCGGCCGCGAGTTGCTGCAGGGCGTCGTCGCGCGCGGATTTCAGTTCGGCGACGGAGCGGTATTCGACGGTCTTGCCGTCAGCAAAGCGCACCATCCGCTCGCCCTGGCGGATGGCGGCGTTGAGGGCGTCGATGTCGGATTGGGTGACGGGCATGGCGCAACCTTTGAAGGATTGCGCCAAGCATCGCGCGCGCGGGCGCGGGGTGCCTGTGGGTGGATTTCAGGGGGCTGCGTCAGCGCCCCAAGTACCCGGAGCGTGCTACCCGGCGGGCAGCAACGGCGGGCCGTGGAGGCACCGCAAGCGGCGGCACGATCGGGCGCATGTGCGGCGGTTCTTCCGCTTCCGCGGGCGGCGCTGCGGGCACGGCCTCTTCCTCGTCGGCGAGTTCCCTGACTTCGGGTTCGTCGACCTCCTTCGCATCGAACTCCGCCGGCAGCGGAATCGTGATTGCGCCGGCGAGCAAATCCGCCTGGTGCAGCCGCTGCTCGCATTCCGCCCACCGCGGTTCGCCCCAGCGATTGACGCCGAGGCGCACGCCTGCGGCGTAGGCATAGACGAGCGTGTCCCAGGCCTCGTTGCGCACGCCGGGGATCGGCATCCAGCGCTTGTAGACGACGCCGTTCTGGAAGCGCTTGACGAGCTTTTCGGACGCGAGCTGCTCGTAGTATTCGTCGGGTAGCCAGTCGCCGAAGTGGATGAAGTTCTTGCCGGGAGTTTCGAGGCGCAGCCGGGCGGCGAGCGTGTTCTTGATCTGGCTGACGCCGATGACCCACAGGAGGTCGCCGTTCTTGACGCGCTTGCCACCTTGGTCGACTTCGCGCGCGGAGGGCGGGGGCATGATCGCGGCGTCAAAGGGCTTGGCGCCCTTGATGGCGAAGACCATGCGGTGGGCCTTGCCGCGGCAGAACTTGTGGACTTCGTTGGTGGTGTGGCCGTCGCTGGCGTCGATGGCGCAAGCGGCGATGCGCATCTCGACGCCGTTCTGGTAGCGCAGCGGCGTCTGCAGCCAGGCGTCGAGGTCCTTCCAGACTTGTTCCTGCAGCGGATCGCCCCAGATCACGTGATAGTCGACGATCCACGCTTCCTCCTGCCGGCCGTATGCGAGCGTGTGACACTCGAGGCGGTTGTGCTGGACGTCGACGCCGGCGGTGAGGATGAGGCCGCCATACGGGACCATGCGGTGGTCGTAGCGTTCGGCGCGGGCCTTGATCGCGGAGACGGTCGCGCGCTCGCCCTGCTGCTCGTAGGCTTCGCCGAGGTCCATGTTCGTGACTTTCTTGAGCAGCGTGTCGTCGCCGCGCGCGGCGAGCGCGAGGGCTTGCTCCCAGTCGGTGGCGATGTCGCCCCAGCTGCGCCAGCCGATCGGCGAGTAGAGGCCCGGGATGTGATAGCCGCGGGTGCGCGGCCGCTTGCTGACGGCGGTCGGGCGGCATTCGTAGCGCTCGAACATCCACGTCTTGTGGTGCTCTTCAATCTCGGCGCCGCAGTCCTGGCAGACGAGGCGCGCCTGCTCGGGGTGGCCTTTGGGCCAGTGGATGTTTTCCCAGCGGATGTAGTCCATGTGGCCGCAGTGCGGACACGGGACGAAGATGCGGCGCTGGTCGGTCTCCTCGTAGTCGACCATGATGCGGCTCTCGTCTTTGTTGCCGGGGGTCGAGAGCTTGAAGATCTTGCGGTTGCGCTTGAAGGTGTCGGTGCGCTTCACCGCCATCCCGATCGGGTCGCCCTGCCCGTCGACGTCGCGCGGATAGCGGTCGATCTCGTCGAGGACGAGGTAGCGGATCGCGCGGGACTGCAGGCCCTGCGCGGAGTTGGCGCCGGTGACAGCGAGGAAGCCGCCGGGGAAGCGTTTGAATTTCACCGTGTTGCCGCCATCGCGGCTCTTGGCTTCGGCGACGCGGCGCTTGAGGATCGGTGTGTATTCGATGAGCGGGTTGATGCGCTCGCGCACGTAGTCTTTCGCGGCGTCGACAGTCGGCTGGACCATCATCGAGCGGCCCGGCGCGATGTGCATGACGTAGCCGAAGAAGTTGTTCGCGGTCTCGGAGCCGGAGATCTGTCCGCCCTTGACGAGGACCACTTCGTCGATGTCGGAGCCGGGGGAGAGGTCGCGCATGATGTCGCGCATGAACGGTGTGCGGGACAGCCGGAATTTGCCGGGCTCGGCGCTATCGGGCGGCAGGTAGCGGTATTGCTCGGCCCATTCGTCGACGTCAATGTCCGGGTCCGGCATGAGGCCGGCGCACCAGGCAGAGCCGACGGCGGCGGATGCGGAGGGGTGGGCCATCAGAGGGCGAGCTCCTCTTGCGCGGGTTCGTCGTCGCCGTCCTCGAGGTCTTCGCCGAGCTGGCCGGCGGCATCGGCGGCGGATTCGAGCGCCTGGCGGATCTCGTCGGCGAGGAGGCGCCCGCATTCAACGGGATCGGCGCAGACGGCGAGCGCGTCCTGCAGGCGCGGCGGGATCGACATCATCGCGTCGCGGATCTGGCGGGCCATCTCGAACTGGGTCTTGTGGACTTCGGCGGCATCGAGGAGGCGCGCTTCCTCTTCGGAGTTTGCGAGGCGGCGCTTGAGCAGGTCCTCGACGACGACGTAGAACTGGGCTTCCTCGAAGTTGCGCGGGATGGCGCTGCGGATTGCGTCGAGCACCTGGCCGGCGGGAAGTGCGCCGATATCGCTGCCCTGCCCTGGCACGAGCCCGGCGGGGATCGTCAGGTCGGGGGCTTCGGCAGTCGCGCTCGCATCGCCCTTGCGCCGCTGGCCCTTGCCTCGCTGGCTCTGCAGCTTGTTGATCTTCTCGCGCAACACGACGTCGGCGTAATCGGGATCGATCTTGCCGTCGAGGGCCACGAGCTTGCCGCTGCGGATGTGGTAATCGACGGTCGTGTGGGCGAGGCCTCGCGACTTCGCGTAACCGCGGACCGACATCAATTTCGTAGCTGACATGTTCGAATCGTGGCCTTGTTCAGTGTTGTGTTCAGGAAAGTGTTAGAACCGCCGAAAGCCTAGTAACTAGCGAGATTTCGCGGCTCTACGTCCCCGCGTGGGATCGCGCTCACAGGGGCCCCGGCCGTGTCGGCCGAGCCCCGGCCATACCGTTCGCCGTCGCTTTCGCTTGTGCCGCACAAGCGCCGGTCGTCCCGCTCGTCGATCGCGAGCTCGAACTGATCCGCGCACCTCTGCTCGACCTCCGGCAGCTGCGGCCAACCCTTGCGGCGCAGGATCATCGGCATCACGCCCATGCGCTCCGCACGACGGCGGATGGCGCGCACGTTCGCGGTCGTCATGCGGAACCGGTTGGCGACATAGCGCTCGCTGTAGCCATCGCTCAGCAGGGCCGTGACCTCGCGATTGCGCCGCGCCCGCATGTAGATGTCGCCGGCCGGCAGGTCGATCGTCTGCCCACCGAACGCCGCGACGAGATCCACGAACGCCGCCGGCCCGAGCAGTCTCGCAATCACGTGGTCCGGATGCGCGATGTCGGGGACGTACAGCGACCGTCCGCCGAGCCATCCCGACATCTCGCACGTCGCCTCGAAGCCGATCACCTCGCAGATCTGCTGCAGCATGCTTTTCACCGTTCCGACTCCTTCCACTTCTTGTCCGCGATCCGCGCTTCAGCGGCATAGCCGAGCACGGGAACCACAGCCGCCCCTTCAAACACTGACTCGACCTTCCCTTCGAGCCAGTCTGCCCAGCAGACCAGGATGGCCACATCGTCCGCGTCGATCGCCGACTTGACCGCCGGGCTGATCGCGCGAATCTCAGCCTCGTCCCATCCCTCCCCTTGCAGCACGGGCACTGCCCGACGCAGGTTCTCCCGCATGCGATCCAGCAGCCCTTGATCCACTTCCGAACCTCCGCGCGAAAGGAGGAGGTTCGGAACAAGGTTCGGAAGCCGCAAACCCGCGCCGCTCCTGCCTGTTCCTAACCTTCCTAACCTTCCCAACCTGAATAGAGAAAAGCACACGCGTACACGTGCGCCTATGTGTGCGCACCCACACGCCCGCCCGTGCCCGCCTACACGTACACGGGCAAACAGGTTAGGAACGTTAGGAAGGTTAGGAACGCCCAAGCCCGGCGCGGCTTTGGCGCTTCCGAACCTGTTCCCAACCTTCCGAACCTCCACCGCATCAGAACGCCACATAGTCGTCCTCCGCGATGAATGGCTGCGCCGGCTGAGGAACTGCCTCCGCGCGTTTGGGTGCCTCCGCTTCCAGTCGAGCCGGCGGCAGATACCAGTACCGCGCCACCGCGTTCAATCGCCGCTCCACGCGCCGGCAACCGAGCTTCTTGAGCGCGATCCCGACGCGGGTATCGATGTCGCGCGTCATCTTGCTCGGATCGAGCTTCAGGCACTCCATCATCGCGTCGGCCTTCGAGAACTCCCGGTTATGCGGCAGCTTCTCGACCCACGGCCCCAGTACATCGACGAACGACTCCTGCGTCTCGCGCTTCAACTGCTCCGGGTCGAAGATCGACTTCTGCTGCTCCTGGTCAGGATGGAATCGCTCGCCCGCGTCGTACAGATGCACCGCCTCCGCGAACAGCTGCTCGCGGTTCAGGATCAGACTGGCGTGGTCGATCGCGCTGCCGACCTCTATCGGCCAGAATCGCCGGCCGCCAGTCGGATCCTTGTTCCACTCCCAGTCATTCGTCGATCCGGAAAACACCGTCTGCCGCGGCACCGTCTGCACGTGCCGGGCATACGTAGGTCGAAAGCGGTCGTCGGTGCGAGACAGGAACGACTTCTGCTGATGGCTCTCCTGGCGCGTCAGCGCCCCGAGTTCCGAAAACTCCTGCAGCCACACGCCAGGCAGCGACGCCATCGCATCCTTGTTGCGCAGATCCAGTTCCTGGTCGGAATACCACTGCCCGCCCAGCACCGACAGCAACGTCGACTTCCCCTTCCCCTGCGTGCCTTCCAGCACCAGGCAATAGTCAAACTTCGCTCCCGGGCGCATCACGCGCGCCACCATCCCCATCAGGTACCACTTCCCGACCAGCGACGAATAGACGGACTTCGGCACGTCCAGGTAATCGGATATCCAGTCATCGAGGCGCGCCGTGCCGTCCCACCTCAGCCCGCGCAGCCATTCGCGCACCGGGTGATAGGGCCGCTGCTTCGCCACGTATTCGGCGGCCTGGGCCACGTCCGCCGGCTTCGGCGTCATGCCGTACTGCTGCGTCAGCCACAGCACCGTACCGACGTCGTCGGCATCGCCCCAGATCCCGAGCGGCCCGTTCCCCGTCGGCAGCGCCTTGCGCTTCTCGATCCGCAGCGAAAACTCGTTGAAAGCCAGCACCCCGACCCATGCCGGATCGTTCATCAGGATCTCGCACACGTTCGCGAGGCAGCTCGACAGTTCGCCCTTGCGCACCAGCAAGCGGTCGCGCCAGCCTCCGCCCAGTCCGCCTCCCGTCGACGGCTGCGCAGGCGAGGAAGATTCCTGCCGCCGTTTGTCTGCCGCCCGTTTCGCCGTCTCGTCATGCGCCGCGATCGCATTCACGACCTGCGACCGCACCACACCCAACCCCTCGGCCAGATGCAGATCGTTGAAGTCGGTCCCCGCCGAATCATCGGCCGCGAACGACGGAAACACCGCGATCGCAGCGTGCTTCTTCGCGGCGAGTGTGGCCGACACCCTGCCCGCGTTCTCGAGGAACCACGTCCGCGGCGGCGCTGCCGCACGCTGCACCGAAAACCCGATGCGCTTGCCGCCGTGCCAATCCTCGAACCACGCCCGAACCCGCAGCTCCGCGTCCTGCAGGTAGAACACCCGCTCCACGCCGTCCGGGTCGACCTTTCCCGGCACCCCCAGCTTCTCCAGGCGCTCGCGCAATCGCCGCCGCAGATGGCGGTCGTCGTCGCTGAGGATCACGAACCGGGCATCTGGATACAGCGGCCGCAACGCCGCCATTACCGGCTCGATGTTCCCCGAATCGAAGCACACCACCGTCGGCCAGCGCGTCGCCATATGGCCGGAGGCGCAGGTCGCATACCCCTCGCCGAAGGCGATCGTCTCCGCGTTCGACAGATCGCCGATCGCATGAAAGCGCCCGACCTTCTCCATCCCGGTGTTGAACCGCTTCTCGCCGTCCGGCGTCACGTACTGGCAGCCGGCCATCGCGCCAGTCACATCGCGCACCGGCACAAGTACCGTGTCGCGCAGGAATCGCAGCCCGAAGGGGCGAACCTGCTTGCGGTCGAGGTACGCGCTGCTGCCCTCCTCGCGCGCCCGGGCCCATAGCTTCGCGGCCTTCTCGGCCGCCCGTTCGGCTTCCGTCTTGCGCGCCTTCGCCGCAGCCTTCTCAGCCTCCTTGCGCTGGCGCTCGCGCTCCGCGCGATCCTCGACCGACAGGCCTTCCGACGTGAACCGGACCTTCTCGAACCAGTCCCGGTCGCCGAAAACCCCGGAATAAAAAACCCGGCTGTCGCGCGTGTGATGCTCGTAGATCCGGTACCACGCCGACTTCTTGCTCTTCTTCTGCTCTCCCGGACGAAAAGTTACCTTCGTCCCGTCCGTGCGCAGATCAGAGGTCGTCAGGCCGGTAATCCCGGCCTCCGCCATCTGCTCGATGATCTCCTGCAGCGAACTCGCCATGCCGTCGCCTCAGCGCCCTGCCGCGCGACGCGCCTGCCAGTCATCCCGGCAATCCGCATCACAAAAGCACGTCGCCCCCGGCAAACTCTCCTCGCAGTTGTAGCAGCGCCCGCAGGCAACCGGCTCGGCCTGCACCGGCCGCCGCGCCGCCTCGATCGCCAGCGCCGTATCGCGCTCGATGTTGTCGTTCGCCTGATCGATGATGTCGCTCATCGCAGTCACCGCCGCAGGCGACGGCGCATTGCGGCCGCGGCCGCAATCAACTCGTCCAGCTCACGCGCCATCTCCACCCGCTCGTGCGCATCGAACCGCCCATCGCTCAACGACTTCGTCCCTGCCGACAGCACATCGCCGGCCTCACCCACCAGATGCTGGAACGCCGCCGAATCGGACTCCGCCGGCACACTTTCGGGCACTGGAGACAGCATCGCGCCGAGCCCGCCCGCGATCACATTCACCGTCGCGCGCGCCTGGACGATCTCGATCACATCCAGCAGCAAATCCGCCGGCGGCGCCGTGTCCATCGAATGCGGGTTGAACATGTTGATCAGCGTCTGCACCGGCCGACCGGTTTCACGCGCGATCTCCACATACCCGCCCGGATGGCGACGGATCTCGCCGTGCAGCGTGCGCATTACCGCCGCGTGGTGGGTCTTCAGACGTTCGGCATGAGTTGCCATAGGGTTTACCTCAGGAAAACAACACTGCCCACGCGGCGCGCCATGTCGCACGATGAGCCCATGCAAAACGGGAGGCACGCTCCATGCGGATAGAATCGCAATTCCACTCACTCATCATCACCACAGGAGCGCACCATGGAAACAGCAGACCTGAACGCGGCCCGAATCTTTGCGCATCAAACGATCATGGCCGCAATGGTCATGACGCACCCGGATCCGGCCCGTTTTGCCGACACGCTCGAGCAGCTTATTGCGCACGGCCAGGTCGAGCGCGCACAACACGGCCTTGCCTTGCCAGCCGCAGTCGAAGCCGCTCGGTCGCTTTACGAAGAGATTCGCGATATCGCGAGGATGGAAGCCGCGCGCCGCGCTCAGCTTCGATAACCCGGCGACACAGCACCCGCAAATCGAGTCGGCCGGACTGGATATCTAGTTCGGTCATTTCACACCCCATCCCGTCGATCGACATGCCGCCGGTCCTTCTGCCGCTGCTCGGCCAGCACCCGCCGGTCGCCATCACGCCGCTCGCCGTCGCGGCGGTCGTCGTGCACCGGCTCCGGGTACGGATGAGCATCCGCCGGCACGACGGGAAGCACCGCCGGTCCCGAGGACGTGCCGCGCACCTCGCGTTCCTTGTTCCGGAAGTAGTCATACAGCCGCTGGATGCGATTGACCGACGGCTCGCGGATCACGCCCTGAGCCAGTTTCGTCAGCCACGAGTAGAAGGAAACCGTGTTGTCCGGCTCCAGTTCGCGCGCGATTTCGGTCCATCCGCCCTTGCAGGCGGACAGGTCCTCGAGGACATGGGAGAGCATTGGTTTCATGGTGCGCGAAACATAGCAGCTATCTGCTACACGTACAAGCACCATACAGCTAATATAATTAGCAATAATCTGCCTTAATGAAGAAGGCATCACATATCCTGGGCGACAACCTGATCCGCGCGTTCAAGGAATCGTCGCGAAGCGCGAACGACGTCGCGGCAAAGACGGACGTCGGTCAGACGACTATTAGCGCTTGGCTGCGAAAAGCCAGGGACAAGGATCCGGATTTCAATCCTCGCCTCGACCAACTCCAGGCTGTTGCCGAGGAGTTGGGATATTCGATTGCCGATCTATTCGCTGAAAACCTCGGCCGCACCGCTCCCACCGATGCCGAGCACGACGCGGCCGGCGAGGCACGCCCTCCCGACCTCGCGCTCAGCCCCGAAGCGAGCCACATCGTCAATCGGCTGGCACACGTGGACCGCGCCGGCAGCGCGTCCCCTGCACTGCTGCATGCCCTAGCAGCCGTACTCGATCTCGCGTCGCCGCCGGCCTCCGGCGACGGTTACGCCGGCCTGGACGACCTGCCCGCAGAATGACCTTCACGCTCCGCCTGCTCTCCGAGAACCGCTACGGCACCTTCCTGCGCTGGCTCGAAGGCAGCGGCAATGGCAGCAACGAGGCCGGGCGCGAAGCGACCTGCATCGTCACCCTGCGCCACCCCGACCACGGCGACGCGCGGCCCTTCTACGTCAAGCTCTATCCGGACTTGGCTGGGCAATCCCGCGGACTGATCAACGAGGTCGTCGGCTACGTCCTCGCCGACCGCTTCGGACTTCCGCAGCCCCCGAAAGCCTGCCTGCTCCGCGTGCCGCTCAAAAAACTCGACCTCGCCTCTTTGCCCAAGCAGCACTCGTGGGTCAAAGCCTTGGCCAAGGAGACGCCGACTTACCCCGCCTTCTGCACTGAAGCGGTCAGCAAGCCAACCCCCTGGCAACACTACGGCGAGCACGCGGCTGCAGCGATGACAGCCGACGTACGCGCCTGGCCGGAACACCTCAAGGCGCTGGCCTTCGACGAGATCATCGCCAACGTCGACCGCCACATGAACAACCTGCTGCGGATCGACGAGTCGCACTACGCGCTGATCGACCACGGCCGACTCGTCGCCGGCGACGGGCACTGGTCGGCCCCCCAGCTCGACCCAGCCTTGCAGGCCGTCAACCGCCTTCTGTACATCCTCTACGCGGACCCGTCGGAGGCCGGCAACGGCATGGTCGCAGCAGCCGAAGCCGCAACGATCCTTCTTGCCGGGCTCGCCGAGGTGCGCCACTGGAGCGCCGCAATCCTTCGTAACGAAGCGGAACGAGCGGCCTTTGACAAGTTCCTGCAGCTGCGTACCATTGCCGCACCGAACCGCATCGCAGACCGCTACGTCCTATGCTGACCCTCGACCAGCTTTTCGACCAGGACGCCGCAGAGAGCAAGCCGCGCGTTTCCGGAAAGTGGTTCGAGATCCGACTGACGCCGGACCTCGCCACCGGAGAACTTCTCAATATCGGCGTCGGCTTCATCCGCGCCCGCACGCGCGAGTTCTACTTCCGCCTGCTCGACTCGGCCGCGCCCTTCGGCTGCCTGTACGGGCCGAAAGGCAAGGAGCAATACGGCTTTCTGCTCGCGGTGGCGCGCGAGGCGCTCGCCGCGCACGGCCCGTCCGCCTCCATCAGCCCGCAGATCACCTTCGGCCAGCGCCGCTTTGCGCAAGGTAACAGCGTCGAGGAGATCCTCGACAGCATGTACCGCGCCGTCGTCACTCTCGCGCGCCGTGTCGACATCACCGCCGAGACGCTCACGCCGATGGAGCGCCATGCGCCGCGGAGCACCGAGACGATCCGCAAGCGGATCCGTCGCGCGTTCCGCGCCAACGATCCAAAAGGCTTCACCAGCTACTGGCGCGACGCCCCGGTCATCGTCCCCGCCGACGACCGCAGCCGCCCGATCGACATGCAGATTTGGCAGGACGAAGGCCTCTTCACCCCGCGCTGCTTCGCGACCATCGTATCGACCTGCTACCGCGACCGGCATTACCGCGCCGCCTTCCTGAACACCGCCTATCACGACCTCACCATTGCCCGCGCGTTCATCAAGGCCGGGCGCGGAAAAGGCGCGATCTTCATCCTGCGCCCCGACGCCGGCGACCTGCTCGAGAAAATCGACGACGAGATCGACAACACCACGTGGGCGCTGGCCAAGAAGTTCAACATCACGCCGCACGTCGAGCAGAGCATCGAGCGGTTGAAGGAACGCGCGATGGAATTCGCGATGTAGCGTCGATTTCGATCCGCACGGCAAACACAATCAGATGTAACGATTGTTGCGCGACCCCTCTGGTTTCCCGATAATTTCGCTAATTGCTGCAGCCGCCCACCACGCGGCTGTATTCATCTCAGAGGTCAAAGCTGTGGTCCACGCTCGCTTCTACGAAGCTCCAGGCAACTACGACGAAAATCGAACCGAGTACGCCTCCGGCGTTCCCGCGGGCAAGTGGGACGTGGTCATCGAGACGACGTCGGAGCGGACGCATGTCGAGATGAAGCGATTCGGGCACGAAGTGCTGTCCTCGGCGGCAAAGGCGCGCGCATTTCTGCAGCGCGCCGGCATCCTTGACGACCAAGGCGATCTGGCCGCCCCGTATCGCGCCGCGTGAGCTTGGATAGCGACTGGCGCGAGTATGAGTATCAGCCGAGCTTCATCCTCGGCTTTCACGGCTGCGACAAGAGCACCGCTGAACGCATTCTCGGGGGCAGCGACCCCCACTTGCTCCCATCCGAAAAAGCCTACGACTGGTTAGGTCACGGCATTTATTTTTGGGAGGGAAACCCAGCCCGCGCAACGGAATGGGCCGAGCAGCGTCACGCGCGCGCAATCATCCAGACGCCGTTCGTGCTAGGCGCCATTATCGACCTCAAGCACTGCCTCGACCTGTTCGATAGCAACTGCCTGCGACAAGTCGCCGACGCGCACCGGCTCCTGCTGGAAACGCTCGCCCTCGTGGGCAAGCCTGTCCCCGAGAACGTCGGCGACACGCCCGA